GTACCAATCACACCCGACGAAGCAATAGCCCCAAGCCGCTTAATAGTCGTAGTCGCCATTTGTTACATGCCTCCCAGCATTAGAATGTCAGCATAACTCGCGCCACCCGAAGAAGAAGCCGCCATAGACAACGCCGCATACACCCGAGTATCAGTAATATTCGCATTAACAATCGACGTAACATTCGTACCCACAAGAACCGTCGCCAACGACAAAGACGAAGCCGGAAGCGTCGGCACCGACGGAGAAGCCGCAGCCGTACCCGTAACAACCTGCAACAAACAGTCATTCGACGCACCCGAATACGCCGCATCACGAACCGTCAAACACACAAGATCAATACGAGTATTTACCGTCGGAGCCGTAGCAATCGTCAACGTCACCGCAGCATCGTTATACAACGAATACATGCCCTGCGTAGCAGTCGTCGTACCCAGAATCCACGCCCAACCAGCCGCAACAGAAACCGTCATAGCCGGAGTACCCGACTGCGACACCTTCAACTGCGTCAACGGCCCCACACCCTGCGTCCCCACCAAACCGTAAAGCCCAAGCCGGTCATTCTCAGCCGAGTGAGAACCAGCCTGCAAGTAAAGCGGTGGAGTCCGTAGCGTCATTTAGATATATCCATTCCGATATGCGATGACCAGCGATGAAGCGGTGGACGCGGTTGAGGAGATGATACCAATAGTTGTCGTTCCTGCGGGTAGCCCGAACCATTGACTTCCGTTAACGAGAAGGTTCCGCGCCGGATTACCGTTATAGGTAATGCTTCTAAGGTCAGGATCAAGAACAATCGTGTCCGTAGCGGAAGTCGTAATGTTCAACGACAAGAACTGACCCGTAGAACTATTCACGATAATCGGATTCGTCATCGCACCATTAAGCGTGAACGTCGGGAACACCGTCACGTTACCGCTGTTCGTTACTGCCGCTGAACCCGTGCCACCAGAACCAACATTGTTATAAAGAAGCGGGTAGACGCGGTTGTAGGTACGTCCCACCGCGCTCGTCGGATTCAACGCCACAACCGTTTGAGTATCGTCATAGATACGCGGGTCAGGGCAGAAGAACTCCACCTGAGCCTCAGACCGCCCGTACACATACTCAGGATCAAGTCTCAAAGCACGCTTACGGACACGAGCGTTCAACCGCTGCAAACCTCGCCCCGGCAAATACATTTGCAGAACACCCGTGCCCTGCTGCTGAGGAACAAGATTCGCCTTCAACTGCGCTAAATACGTCTGCATCGTGTTAGCAGAATCATTCATAATCTGCAAACGGAAACTAACGTAACGACCGTTCAGGAAGTCACGACCCGTAAACATGCCGTCTTGATAGCCACGGGAATCATCCTGAATACGCAAATCCGGTAAACCCTCAAGACCGTCCACTTCAAGAACTTGCACACCTTGACCCGGCCCACCGAACAAGAAACCGTTAAACGCGAAAATATAGTTTGCTGTAGGAGTCGCCATTACACACCTGTCCTAATAGCCCACGCGATTTCGCGGCTGATAAGGAACGGGTCGGCGTTAGACACAGCGTTAACGGTAATAGGCTGATTCGTCGTCATGTTATTAGTGGTCACGGCGCGTTGCACTTCACGCGGAATCGACTGCTTACCGCCGAGCATGTCACGCGACAACACAAACTCTCCAGCATGAACCAACGCAGGAGCGGTAGACGACACATAACCACCAGTCGCAAACCCTCGCATAGCGATACGGCGAGCAGTATCCGCGTCATACGCGCTACCAAGAATCATTCCCGCGCTTAACTGAGAAACCTGTTGCACGATACTTTGAGCAACTTCCGTAGCGGCAGCACCCGCAGCAGCAGCCTCCGGCGTAGACGCCACACCCTCAGAAGAAAACTTTGTCACCACGTTCACATACGAGGTACGAGACATGCCATTAGCCAACTCGTCCAGAACGTTCATCAACTGCTTACGCTTCTTACCGGACGGCATGAACTCCTTAATAATGCCTTCCATCGTGGCGATAGCAGCCTTCACGCCAGCACCGTCAAACGCGGTAGCAGAGTCCTCACCGATCACTCGCGCAAGATCGGCGTAACGCCCCACGGTCGCGTTAGTCTGCGTAATTAACTGGCGCGTGTTTCCGTTCAAGTAAGCGTCAGCGACCTGACCGCCACGCTCCGCACCCATATCGAAAATCTGCTTGAACGATTCCTTGTTCAAGCCCATCTTCAACAGTTGCATCATCTTGTCACCGAACGCGGCGAAACCCTGAGACGACTTCAGGAACTCCTCAACGACGTTCTGTGAACCGGAAGCCGCTGTAGCCTGAGCCTTCTGGTAAGCGTCCTGCAACTCCAGAAGTTTCGCCTTCTGATCATCCGTTGCTTCCGCTGTCAAAGATGCTTGATATTTCGTTAACTCCGCGAGAGTGTCAGCAGCCGCTTTCTGCCGTTCCGTAAACTTGTCCAACGAATCCGAATACGACAACCAACCAAACATGGTATCCGCGATACCCTGCCCAAAATCCTTCATGTTAGACATAGCCGTTTTAAGTCCGTCAGCGGCAGCCTCAATCTGCTGCTTCGCCGCATCCTTCAACTTGTTCTTCTTGTCCTCCATGCCCTTAACAATGCCGTCAACCAAATCACCACCGAGCATGGCAAACAGTTTCGATGGTGACTTAGATTGCGCCGCGTCACGGGCAGCAGCCTCAGCAGCAAACACCGACTGACGAGCCGATGCACTCAACGTTGCTTGATGATCCGTAATGCCCTTAGCCATACCCGTAACCATCGCGGTTCCAACACCCATACCGGCCTGCTGAGCCTTCATCACGCTCGCCGGGTCCTTAATAGCGGCAAGCCCGTTATCCATCATGGACTTACCAAGTTTTTCACCCTCCTTCCCAACAGTCGCACCGGCTTCACGAATAGCCTTCGTTGCGTCATCACGGAACGTGGCAACAGCCGCAGAAGCGCCCTTCAACTTGTCGTTAAGGTCCGGCACCCAAGAGAACATCGCCGCCGCACCATCAACGATCTTTGACACCATCGTCAACCAAATATTGACAACAGGCGCAACGACGTTATCCAGCAGGAATGGGGCGATCTTCCCCCACGCTTGCAGCATCACACCCATAGACAGCATCAGCGTGCCGATAGCGCGAGTCAACACATCACCGAGAATGTTTGCCAACACGGTAATAACAGGAAGAAGCGGTTGCAGAATAGGCATGATCGCCTTAAACAGTACGTTGATAAGTTGCCCCAGCGGAGCAATCAACATACCGACAGCAGCGAACACCGGAGCCAACGCCCCCACAAGTTGTGTAAGAGCATCCACAACAACGCCAAGGATCGGACCAGCCGCGTTCAGAATCGACAACACAAGAGTAGTCAATGGAGTAATCAACGGCATGAGAGTTTGAAGCAACGTAGAAAACAACGTGCCGATCTTCTGAAGCAACGGTGAAAGAATCGGACCAATAGCCGTCGCAAGAGTTCCTAATGTCTGCACCATCGGGGTGATAACAGGAACAAGTGCGGTAATCGCTGTAGCGAGAACGCCACCCAACACACCCGCAACTGTTCCCAAGGCTTCAGCGATAACAGGCAACACCGGAGCAAGTGCATCAAATGCCTTACCCAAAGCATCACCAAGAGAAGCAGCCACCTTCGTTAACGGCCCCTGCAACTTTTCAATAATCGGCATTAGCGTTTCCGCAAGTTTGTTCAACGTCGGTAGAAACGCTGTACCAATACTTTCTTTCAACTCACCGAACGAAACAGCCATTTTCTGTGTGCTAGTAGCAGTCGCGGCAGCAGTTCCACCCATCTGCGTCTCAATGGCCTTCATGACCATCTCTTGCGCTTTGCCCATTTCATTGGACTTAACCAACTGCTTTATTCTGTCTTTTTCCGATTCAGTAAGCGTTACACCCATGCGCTTCAATGCGCCAAGACTTCCCACCGGATCTTGGAGCGCCTTACCCAAAGCCGTAGCATTAGAGGCCGCTTCACCAAAACCAGAAGCCGCAAGGTCATACGCAGCCTGAGTAGCACGATCAAACATGCCACCCATTTCATTCATGGTCTTACCAAGATTCTTGAACGTCAAAAGTTTTGCTTGAACCAACTTGATCGACTCATCATCAACACCAATCTGCTTCATTAGAGTTGTTGAGTATTCGTTCATGCGTTCGATGCCACCGGCATAAGCGCCAGTCACAAAACCCATCTGCTTAGCAATCTGCCCAAGACGAGCATCAGCAACCTGTGCTTCTTGCGCCGACTTAATAGACGAACCAATAAAATCTGTTACCGCAACAGCCGCACCAACAGCAGCCGCACCCACAGCAGCAAACGCCAACGCATGACTCTTATGCGACTTAATAGAAGAAGAAGTCGAATCATCAAGGTCTTTCAGTCCACTACGGGCATGACGCATACCCTTATCAAAATCTCTTGTATCAGCGGTAAGAACTACACCAATCGGGGGCAGATCAGCCACGGCTACCTACCAGACCTAGCAATGATTGAACGCAACTCGTTGATAAAGAGTTTGCGTACATCATCCTTAGATTCTTCCATAGTTGGACGCACATAAGGACGAGGCGCGAGATTGCTTGGCCCACCGCCAAGTTCTTGCACACGCGCATAAATCTTCGTCGGCCCAACAAGGACTTCATAACCCTTGAATCCTTTTTGTACCGGATACGTCTTGACGCTGTTCCGCAGTTCATCATTGACAATCGCGGGGGGGTTACCTGCACCAGCCTTCGACGGGGTGGGTGTCCCTTTCTCGTGCCTACCCATCTGGGTCAACTTCTGTTTCATCTTCCGGTTGACCACCATCGCAGCCTTACGCAAAGCCTGTCGTTGCTCATCGCCTGTGACGGCTTCCATCATTCGACGCAAAGCATCATCCGTATGCTCTGTGTCAATCCGAATCGTCACGGGTCGGTCCTTTTCTGCTGAGCCTCTAACGCGATCCCGTCTATCTGCAACATCCAGTCTAACCAAACAGCAGGCTGCTCCTGAATCTGCTGAAACGTCCAACCAAACTTAGACGCCAACAAATAATCCCTAGCCTCCTCAGGTAACGGAGCCTTACCATCGGACTTCCCTCCCTCAAATACCCACGCTATTCGACGGAGGGCACGGTAGGGGAATCGGGGTCAGGATCAACCTCAAAAGACGGCATCAAATCAACAATCATCGGAGCCGTAATCTTCTGAATCTGGTCATACACGCCAGACGGCAAATCAGTAAGACCCTCAACCGAAACCGTGTCACCAAACGACCACGCCTCAATCAGAGCAACAGCAACAAGATCATTGAACTCATACAAAGACAGCACAACGTTATCGTCGGCTTCCCCGCTCTCCAACTCCTGCGCCTTACGCTGCATCGTCGTAGCACGCGCCAGAATCGGCCTACGCATCCTCTCAGGCACAGCCTTAGGGTCACGCAAGTCAATCCAGCCGCCAACAACATCCTGCTTAGCCATATCCCGTCAACCTTTCTTTTTAGGCGTAAGTACCTGAAGCCTTAGCGTTCTTCAACGTGACCTTCAGCGGTGAGTAACCCGAGGACGCTCCAGCATCCGTCGTGTTAGCAATCGCCTTGTAGTTGACGTTAAGTTCAATGTAGTCCTTGCTGCGCTCAATCTTCGCAACCGTGAACGCACACTTAGTCATGTTGAACTTGACTTCAACCAGCGACGCACCCGTGCCCGACTGGAAATCAACTGCCAGCGACGGCTGAGTGTTCTGCAAGTAGTAGTTCAACTGTGTGTCTGATTCGAACACAAGCAGCAGCGAACCCTCAGCGGTAACAGGACCGGCAAACAACTGATACGGGGACTGAGTTCCGTCAACCGTGAAGATCGGGGTAACAGGGCGCGTGATGTTCACGTTGCCCTCAGCAAGCGTTGCCGTAACCGAACCCGCGAGAGTAACGGTGCCGGTCCAACCGGCCTGCGGGGTCACCGCAGAGAACGACGGGGTGGGATTAGCGGCAGTCGCAGACTGGAAACCCATTCCCTTAGCGGTGTAGGTGACAAGTGCGTCAGCGGAGAACTTCGTGTCAATGCTGGCGAACTGCACACCCGCGAACTGGCGCGTTGAAGATGACCCAAGGCTGTAGTAGTCCGACAGGGTAAACGTGGTCGGCTGGCCGTTGCTGGCCTGCGAGTTCAAAGTAGCGATGGTGTGCGTGTACGGGGCACCCGTGCCGGTCGTAGCAACATCACCAAGAACGCCACCGTAAATGTAGCCAACGGTATCCGCGAACACATCGCCAGCGAAATCGAACTCGCTGTAAATGTTGCCCTGAATGACACCGTACTCATCAACCATTGACCCACGCATACCCTTGTCATCAAGGTACTTCACGTTGTCAAACGGCGTGATGGAGGTGTAAGGGATGTAGTCGGTAGCGGCGACCGCTGACGGGGACGAACCCGGCGCGGGGCGGGTCTCCTTAGCGATACCTAGATATGACCTAGAGCGGGGCAGAGCCATTGTCACTCACTTCCACAGGAGCCGGATCAACAGCCTTCGCTGTCGTCTTAGTGTTGTCTACTACAAGCCCCGCCACGCTTGTTTCGTCTGGCAAATCTACCACGGCACCAGCCTCAAGTGTCAGGCCAAGCGTCGGGTATGTGCGTGCTTCAACGCTACGAAACTTCATACCACAATCCTATCCTAGGTTGTCAGGAACTCGCTTACCTCAAAACGCACAGCGCCCCAAATCTCAGTCGATCCATCCGCTAACGTTGCAGGCTCTCCGTATACGCCTGACAGTTCGCGTTCGCCAGCCTCAAAAATAGTGGGGTAATCGTTCAACGTTCTATCTGAACGCAACCGCGCTTTAACGTTATCTATAACGGAATCAAAGAACGCCATAGCATCCTCAGCGTGCAACTCAATACTGTGACAGAACACTTGCAGTTCTACCGTGTAATGAACCCACTTCTTGCCCGATGTAGCGCCACCGATAGCGCGGCGCTCCTCGTTCTCGCTAAGAATGTGAACAACGCCGACAGTACCGGATTTAGTACCAGCAGCCTGCCCGTAACGGAAATCGCTGCCGGGGATGCGCTTAGGGATAGATGCATACACCTTGTTCAAACCTGCGACCGCTGTCGGTTGGAAGAACGCCGCAACGTCGGCGCGTACAGACGCCCGAGACATTAACGAATCCTGCGGAAAGGCTTAAGCAAATCCCACGCCGCTTCAAGATCATTAGCAGCAGACGGGTTAGCCATTTGCACCTGCGACGGATTTAGGCTTGTCATGACCAGCGCGGCGTTACCACGCGCCTTCAAGATTGCGGCTGTCAGATAGATAGCGGCTTGTTTCACAGCCGGGGGAAGCGCACTCACGCTGATTCCCTTCGCGTGCGTGTATGCGGTCGCGGCAGCAAGAGTCAGATTCCCCGCACCCGATGTGGGCACGAACGATGACGAAACAGTTAAGACCTCTGTATTTGCACCGTCATAGATAACGAACTGGTGGCTAGGCGTAAACCCAGCAAGATCAGTAACAGGAAGGCTGGAGACAGAAGCGGCAACTGACGCACTCAGAAGCGTGTTCGCGTAACCATTAACATACGTCATGGTAATGAACTGCTCTTGTGTCGTGGAGTAGTTACCAGAGAACTGGATCGGTCCAGAGAACGCGGTAGAGAACCCTTGGATGGGGAACACGACTGTTTGCGATTCAATCCACAGGGTCGAAACGTCAACCGCTGTCAGAAGGTTAGGGAGTGGCCCGTAAGACAGCGACACAACCTCTGTGACGGGCGAAAACCTAGGGTGAATAGTCAGGAACCCTTGACGATTTATGCGACCCCTAGAAGTCTCTGTGTCCGTTGTAGACGACAGGACTTGACCGCAATACGAATCCATCCACGACGACGCACGCGCAATAACGTTAGCGAGTTCCTGATCGTTAATAGCAGACGTGCCGCCACCCACAAGATCATCAACATCAATAGCGGTAGGAGCCTGCTTAAACTCCGCAATCGTCAAATACGGAGTAGAGAACAGCGGTGAGGTCGTGCCTACAGCGTTAGCCACGTTCTCCTTCTCCTCCGCACTTACTGCACTTCTTGAACCAGCCGTGGAAACCACACGACCCGCACTTATAACCAGTACCGCTAGACGACAACTTCACACCAGCCTCCGTGAACCCCGCCTCCTTCAGCGCCTTAATGTGCTGAGGAGAGTTCACATGAACTGTTCCATCGTTCGCCCAACCATACGTTTTGCTTTGACCGAACCGAGCACCTTCAATCGTTACTTCACGCATAGTGTCGTTCGGTGCTACCAGTCGTGCCATTTGTTACTCCCGTCGTTAGACCCATGTGGAGCGCGGCAAGGACGGGGACCAGCCGCGCCCCACACAGGCGACTAATGCTTACTATGCGGCGATACCGGTAACAGACCCATTCCACGCCGGGGCGTAGCACAGGAACGTACCCTGCCAGTAAGAGGAAATCTGGTACTGGAAGTCAATGACCGGCCAGTTGATTCCCATGTAATCCTGAACGTTGACCACGGACCACACGTTGCTTACCTGTGAATCAGGGATCGGCAGCGAGTAGGACAGGATCGCCGTGTTGCCCTGCGGCATCCACGGGTGAACAGTCATCGGCACAACCTTGCCGGTAACTTCGTTCTGGATCGCGGTGATAACGGAACCGATGACAGCGTTACCGATCTCGTCCTGCTGGAGGGTGAGGCGGTAGTTGGTGCTGCTGCTGTTCTTGAGCAGTTCCGACAGGTTCTTACGGTCAGTACCGTTAAACAGAATCTCGTCAGGGTCAGCCTTAACCGAGTCGTAGAGCGACGAGAACGCCGTCTGGAACTCAGCACCGGGGCTAACAGCATTGAACGAGCCGTTGATGTTCTTCGTGTAACCGCTGTTCGCGCCGGTAACGATCGGCATGATGCCGTCGTAACCATTCGCGTAAGCAGAAGAAGCAGTAACGGTGCTTGCCGCGATGGTCGTCGGGAACGCACCCTGAACCGTGAAGGTCAGGGAACCGGTACGACCGTCGTAGAACAGCGCCGAGTCGGCAGGCTGAGATGATCCCGTGCCGCTGTAAACACGGTAGCCAAGGGCACCGGTAACAGCGGAAGTGATCTTTACATCAGCAACGGTGCCAGCCGAGGCAGCAACCGAGGCGACAGACGACAGAACGGACTGACCGAAATCGCCAGCATCCGAGGTCGCCTTGACGTAAATGTTGGTGCCAGCGCCCGAGATCGCGGTCTCGCCAGTAGCCGGAGCGCGCAGCGTGATCGTGATAGACGGAGCAGACAGCGCACCGCTGAAGTAGGTCGTGTCGCTTCCACGGCCCAGAAGAAGCATACGCTCCTCAAGAAGCATGGATGAGTAAAGCAGCGACTGAGCCGACAGGGCGCGAATGTCCTGAAAACCTTGACCCGCGTACTGAGCAGCGAACGAAACGCTGTCAGACACACCGAACTCAAAGTACGGAACAACCTTGTCGTCACCGGCGTAGGTGATCTTTGCGCCACGGTTCAGGTACAGCGCGTTGCTGGCACCTGCCGGAGCAAAGTTGTTCTGCGTGGTCTCCGAGATGCCGGGGTGGAACACGCCCACGCCGCCCGTGCCGGAACCGGTGATACCGGTGATGCGCTTGTAACGGCGGCTTGTGCCCTGTCCCTTTTCACGCGGCAACTTGTTACGCAGCGGAGTGGGGCGGGGTGCGAGGTACTTAGCCGGTGCCTCAAGGTCGAACGGCACAAGGCCGGTGCCAATCGGGGAACCGGTGGTCAGGCCGTCACCAATGGTAATGTCCTTGACGATCTCGCGGCTTGCAGCAACCTGAGCCTGAAGTGAGGCAAGGGTGTCAGCGCCAATAGCCTTCGCAAGGATCGGATCGTTAGCAGCGGCCTCAAGGGAAGCCATAGCCGAGCCGACGCCCTTGGTCATGCCGGGAAGATGAATAGCAGGCTGGAAGTCGCCACGAGCACCAGCGTTCAGGGACTTGCTGACAGCCTCATTGAAGCCCTCAGCCTTAGCCGCAAGATCACGCGGGTCCGTCGTGCCGAACATCTCGCTCGCGGGAGGGAGAGTAGACATAACAGTATTTTCCTTAATTGTTAGTTGGTGTGTTCTGCTTCATGCGCCAGCAACAGGTAACCCTGTGCTAGAGCCGGATCGCTAACGGCAGCAGCCTTAGCGCGATACTCAGCAGCCTTCGCTGCCTTGATTGCGGTTTCATCCGGTGCTACAGCCGCCTTGACGACGGTACGAACCGGGCCGCGAGAAGCAGACTTCTCCACCTTCGACACTCGCTCGTCAATAACATTGACGCTCTTGCGAATCTCCTCCGTGGCGTTCTTGTCTGACTTCGACTCAGAAAGCATAGCCTCAATACGGGCGAGAGCCTGCGCGATGCTGGCAAGAGAGTTATCCATGCTCATTTCGGATTCCTCACTCATTTCCGTATCCATCGTAGAACCCTCATCTTCAGCCTTTACTGCTGTGGCTTCCGTGGACTCCTCGCTCATGTGCATACTGCGACCAGCGACACCAGCGACGCCACCCTCACGGGATGACTCCTCGTTCAGTTCCTGTGACGATTCTTCGCCAACAGCCTGTGAGGACTCCTCAGCAGCGGTTGCCTCAGTTGACTCCTCCGCAGCCTTCATGTCGTAGCACTTGTCGCACATCATTTCTTTCATGTCTGCGGAAGGGAACGCCTTGCCGCACTCCTTGCAACGCTCCATAGCGGCGCTCTCCTTTTCAACCAGATTCTCCGTCTGCTGCACGGTGCCGCCGACGCTCTTAGCCAACTCAATAAGACAAGACGGATTCGCGGGGCGATCCACCAAAGACACTTCAACAATCTGCCCGTCAACAATCCGGCCACCGGGAGCCGACTTGTCGTGAGCGATACGCGGGTCACGAATACCTATACTGAACCCCTTAAGGACACCCATCTCCACCTTCATCACCGACGCGGGATCAACCACGCGAGCGGTAACGATATGTTGTGAGCCGTCCTGTTCCAGTTTCGTCGCCACACCAGCAGCAACGTTAGAGTGCTGCTCACGGATGTTGCCGAACTTAAACCACTCCGGCATAGCACGCGACAGCCAATCGGCGTCGCACACCTGCTCGTCAATATCCAACGTGTCATCAGTAGCAATACCAGTAACAAGAAGGGTGCCGTCAGACTGACGTTCCTTCTTCAGGATCGGGGCGTAAACGCTAGTTAGATTCATGCGGGTTGCCCAACTGCGAGAATACCAACAGCAATAGTGGCAGAACCAGACATGGTAATTCCGTAAATGGATTCACCATACGGAAGAACCATCGTGTGCGCTGTTAATGCAGGCAGTTGATGTCCTGCCGTGGTGCGCGTCATCGCAGAATCACCCAAACCCAACTTTAAGGAAGCGTCATAGTTGTAAAGAAACACTTGCCACATGTTTGAGTCTTTAGACTGCTGCGTGAACAACAACGTTGCAGCGTTAGTCGGGATGGTTACCTGCTTAGATGTAACGGCCACTATTCCTCCAGAAACCAGACGTTCGCTTCGTCGGCACCCAACAACCACAAGGCTGCGAGGCGGTGATGCCCGTCAACAATCACAAGCCGCTCACCCAAATCATACACATTCGCAAACGCACGACGCCCTAACTCAATCGCGCCGGGATTCTCAATGAAGAAAACCACGCGTTCTTTCGTCAACAGTTCTTGCGATGCGTACAAGTTAGCGATAACGACTGATTGGATTGCGGCTTCTGCCCATACTTCGGGGTCTAGTTTTGGTCGTTCCGTTATAGGCCACGGGACGGCGATGTGGTCATCATCAACCATCGGTATCTCGTTCAACTTGGCTAACGCAACGTCAATGACGTTACGACCCGCTTTAGTAATGAAAGCATTGACGGACTTCTTTACTGGTGCCACATCTTCCACATAGACCCGTAAACCGTCCTTCCCATTTATTCGTGTTTTATCAATGCGCACTACACGAACTGAATGCGAAACAAGCCATTCATTTTCACCGGGATACAAAGTGATCGGTTCTAGCGGAATACCCCTAAGGGGACCAACACTCTCAAAGATAACCGGTATCTGAACACCTTCTGAGGCTCTAAGGGCAAAGTTTTCCGCAATCTTTTCTGTACTGGTATAGGAAGCAGCCATGCGGTTGTCGTAAATATCTCCAACCTGCAAAAGTTCTGCTTCCAACTTACCCGCGTAAACGCCCCTATAGACTATTTCTGGTGTTTCACCAGCATTGTTCATTATGAATTTGGCTTCAGGAGACGCAAGCAAGTCAACGCGTATATTGGTCTGCGTGAATTCTCTCATGGCTCCTAAGCCATCACTGAAGACACCACTTCCGCTCTTGTAAAGTTCGTATGCCTTGTAATTATCATTTTTTTCTGCTAATTCTGCATACTGACGGAGTTCAGCAAGAGCAGTTCTTTCTGCAGGCGAGAAGGCAGAATCTTCCGTTACCGCTTCAGTATCTGCTTCGGTAACAGTCATATCGCCCGTTGCTATTTCTTCTTCAGGGCTCACATCATCAGAAGCAACATCGTCTGGAACAACTTCTTCCGGCTTTTCAACAACACCCGCATCTTCGGAGACAACAGGCAGCAGCGTGCAGAGACAGTTCGGGTGAGCCGGTGGCCCCTCAACATCCCCAAACCCTTGATCCATCTCAACCGGACCCATGCTCTCGTACTCGCCACAGATCGCGCAGCCACCATCAGCAGTCAACCACTCAACCTTCGTCACCCCAGCGTCAGCGTAAGAATCCAATGTACCTGCGGTAACGGCTCTCGCGGTTTCAGTACGGGCCACCATGTCAGCCCAATCAGCGCCCTTATCAAACATGGCATCAATCTGCTTCGCGGTCTCATCCACGCCAAGACCATCAGCGACGCTACGCGCAAGCACCCCAGCAAGATCGTTATAGCGGGTTTCCTCAATGCCCTTGATCGTGACGTTAGCGCCGTCCAGAAGGTTCTTCAGCCCCGGTGCTTTCGATGTGCCGATCAGTTTCGCGGCAGCCTCGGCATCTCCCGGCTCCCAGCCCTCCCAATCAATAGAAGATTTCGTGACCATCTTGCGTGAAGCAGCAGTACGCAACTGAGAACGACCCGCAGCGATAGCGGCCCAACCTGCCTCTGTGTAAAGGTCACGCAGCACATTCGTGGTGCGCTCACCCATTAGTCCAGCCAAACGCTGAGAAACCCAATCGACAGGGTTATGCGGGTTGTGTTGTGTGAACGCTTCCGCTAACGAGCGTGCGTCAACGGGTCCACGAGAATCCCGCAGCCGCTCCGCGTACAGGGCGGTTAGTTCCTGCCGCTTTTCGCCCCCCGGCCAAATGCGGGGTTTCGGCTCGCCCCCCGGCATCACTCGCCTTCGCGTTCTTCTCAGGGTTCAACCGTGCATAGACAGTTTCAGCCCATGTCTTACCAGCGTCACCGCCCCACGCATCCCACGCCACACGGCCAGCCGAGGGGAAACCTTCTTCGCCAGAGTTGAACCCTTCAGCCTTGGAATCAACTTCATGGCGTGCAAAGAACGACACCATGCGTCCGATGGTCTCCGCGCTCACGGCTGCACCACGCGCTAGATCGCTTGCACGCTTGCGTCCCGTATCGGTGAACCCGCTCCCGGCTTTGCCTTCCTCAATCCAGCCAAGCGCACGCTTCGCAGCAGCACGAACACCAGACGGAGGCGTGAACGAATCCTCAGTCTTATCAGCCTTCAATGCGTTAGCGAGTTCGCGTGCGGCGTTCGGATCATTCTTCGCAAGCGAGTTAAGTGCCGCGCCCTTCTGCGAATCCAGAAACTCAAACATAAATAGTCGCTTACGAGACCCCTTAGTCCACTTAGCAAAAGCCGCCAGTTCAATGTTCACCGGATTCATTGACTTATCCGGCGTAGTCAAATCCGGTGTTCCGTTAGCGTCCTCAGTCACGGCCTCAGACTGAGACTCAGGCTCAACAGTTGGGGCAGTCGCAGCAAGCATCTCCTCAACATCAGCAGCCGGAACCATGTTATTCGGCACCATCGGCATATCCGCTTCAGGGAACGAGAACATCGGGTAACCGATCTCAGCGCGAGCCTCATTCATAGTGATCTCGCCAGTAGACAACTGAATCTGCCTACGCTGCGCGTCAGCAAGACCATTCTCCGACACATCATTAGCAAAGATGAATCCAAGGTCACGCGGCATATTCAAGAACCGGTAAGACAACTGATTACACAAGTCTGTGATCCACAGAATCACGGGGCGCAGACCGATAATTTCGGCAGACAACTGCTCGCCTTCTTGCACGCCAGCGCCACCCAAACCACCCTTCGGGGCGAAACCGATCTGCGTAGGCAGCACCCCGAAATGCGAACACACCTGCTTCACTAGCAGTTCGTCAAACGCGGGACTGAACTTCGCGTCAGGGGACGGCGGGAAGATCGGGTCCATACCATCAGCAAGCATCCGAACCCTACGACGCTGCTCCAACTTACCCGCAAGATCATCATTCATGATCCGCTCATACGCACGCAGCAGTTCAGGATTGTCACCGTAAGTTGCGTCTGTCTTAATGAACGCATCCGGCGTAACCCCATCGGTGAACTCTGTACGCAACCATTGAAGGCGCTTCATGTAAAGGTCGATAACGGGTAGGGCGCGTTCTACCGCGCTGTAACCATACGGCGTGTATGGCCTGCGAGTACGAGGCGCATAGATCAGATCGTCAGCGGTGAACTCTCCGTCAGCGTCAGCCGATGCTGTGAACTCGCCACGCGGGAAGCCCCACAAGATTTGCTGATATGCGGGATGCGGAGGAATCGGTCTGCCGCCGCGATCATCCAACAGGGGCTTAATCGTCGCACCATCAAGAATCTCTAACGAGTGCAGGTTCTTCTCGTCAAGAGTCGTGTTCGGGTAGATCGTGAGCGCGTCAATAACAAGCATTTCCTCAATCGCCATAGCGACCCATTCAGGGAAGGAAAGCCCGTTAATCCGGTCAGGCATAAGCCAAAAGTCTTTAGCGCGTTGAATCTCTGGCGCGAGTTGTTCGCGTGCCATTCGTGACGCGGCAGCCGTACCAATACCGGGGTTCTCCGCGAGGAAACGACCCGTAGCGGTAGGAAGCGGGGCAACATCCCAATCCATACCCGACACAGCAGACTTAACAACCTCAATGCACTTACGGACCAGATCAGCACCATCAGCGACCTCACGCAGGATGCGGAACGGAACAACACGCTGCTCCGTGATCTGCAAGTTCCATGCGACAGGGAACTCGTAACGGCGTGGTGCTGCACGGCCACTATCCAGCGGCGGGTTAATTAGTGAGGGAACAAGAGGGCGTCCCGGCGCGAACGGAACAACGTAATCTTCTGCACGGCGTTCCATCGCTGTAGCCGTCGTGCCCGATGCGGGAACCTGCGCGGCGATCTGTTGTTCCGTTTGCGTCACTGTACCGGCAGGCAGATTGAGTGCCTTCGCTACGTTCTCACGCCAGCCCACTAGACCGCCTTCAGTTCAGACCCACAATGTACGCATACGATACTGCCTTGCGTATTCGGGTAGCCGCAGGAACATACTACCGCGATTGCACGCAAATATGCTTGCGCCCTGTTACCTTCCATCAGTTCCGTTAGACCATGCACCAGCGCGTCTAGTCTGTCCGGTGATTTTGGATCGTCGGGCGTCCATGTCGTCATCTGATTCTCTAACGCAGGGAAACCGCCAACGTGATGAATCTTTCCCTGCTCATACATGCTGCTAACGGGTTCGGCGCGTAGGCGCTTGCCCTTACTTGCGCGAACTTCTTTGATAGGCAGGTTCGGTTTGATAGTGCGGAGAGTGGCAGCCACCATGTCACCGCCCTGATTCACTTCCACAACCACGGCGTCGCATTCATGTTGTTCATAGGCGGCGATAACGCGATGCGCCCATTCGTTAGGTGTTCCGCGCATGGAGTAATCGGCTTCAACGTAAGCGTGTCCGTTACCGTCCCGTGAGCAAACAATGATGCCTGTCTCGTCACTCGTTTCGTTAGCGGTGACAGCCGGGTCTACTGATACAACGCGCCGCAAAATCTTTTCCGTTACCTGCTGCACTCTGTGCTGCTCTATCAGATTCATAGACCATAGGGAACCTTCGGCTTCCTCAATGAGTTCGCCATACAACTCCTGTCTACCAAGCCGAGTTCCCTCATAGCGCGAGAGGAACTCTGCGAGAGCGGCAGGCGCAAGGTTCTTTGCGTTATCAAACGTGGAACCGCGTGTCACGCTAACGGTACCATCAGTACGCGTTACGAGTTCACGGATCAGCGGGTTCGGTTTCGGAGTCGTCGTAACAACGATCTGCGGATGTTCACCTAGGCGTAGACCGAACCTGAGTTGGTCCCATGTTTCACGCATGTACCTAAACGCTGCTAACTCGTCCACCCAAGCACCGTGATGCTGCGGCCCACGCAGACGCTCAGGTTCTTCACCGGAGAAGATACGAATCAGCGAACCGTTACGGGTGCGGATTGTTCCTTGACTGCGGTTCCACGACGCCACCTGCTCGTAACGGTTGAGGACAGCGAGCAAGCCCGATTCACCTTCGACACAAGTGTCACGCCCGTCACCGAACGTAGGAGCAACAATCGCCCACCGCGTCTTAGGGTGCGTTACCGCCTTGTACGCGAGCCACTCAGCAGCCGTACGTGTCTTTCCAGCGCCACGTCCCGCAAGGTACAGCCACGTCGTCCAATCACTCGTCGGTGGTAGTTGCTCCGGTCTCGCCAGATGATTCTGCCATTGGCTCCTCGCTGCTGCTATCTGCGGCAAGAAGCGCGACAAGTCTCTGAACTTCCCTGTCAATGTCGCTGCCGTTCCCGTCATACGTAGTCACTTCCTGAACGATAGGCGCATCCAAACCTAGGAGCCTTGCGCGTCTCTGCATGATACGCAGGATCGTGTCGATCGCCCTCATGTTCCCCTGCGCTGCTGAAGCCCACGCGAACCGCTGCAAACGATCCAGACGATCCAACTCAGTTGAACGAATCTCATCAGCGCCAGCGTTATTCAGAGTGCGCTTCAAGGCTCGCGTGAACGCATGATGCGCCCCAGACGCATTACTGTAACCAACTTCCTGAGCGATCAGATCAAACGTTAAGCCAGCACGCCTGAGTTCTAGAACCTTGCGTTCTTTTTCTATAACGTCGGGGTCGTATTTATCGCTCATGTGTTTACGGCTTTCATTATTTGCACCATACGGTTCTGCATGGTGGGAACCATGATGAAGGCCATTCTTCGTGACCTTCTTGGAACTTTGAGTAGTGAATGTCTTGGTACGTGTTTCGTAGTTGTTCGATCACGTTGTTGAATCTGGTGATGCTTCGGTCGATGTCGAATGACCATTCGAAAACGAGTTTCTTTACTGGCTGTGTTGCTTGCGCTTCTAGGATAGGCATCTCTGCTCCTTCTGCATCTAGTTTGATGCAGTTGCCGGGGAGCCAGTAATCCGTTACAGGTTGTGTTGGCACCTGTATCGTGTCGCCTCCTCGCCATTGCTTGAACAGGCTATTGCGCCAAACGTTGCCGCGTGCCGTGTTGCGGTGCAGGTTTGCTGTTCCTTCTGTTGAGTCTGTAGTGAGTGCTGCTGTAGTTATGCGTGCGACGTTAGACAGACCGTTAATGTTGATGTTGTGTGCTGCGAGTTCGGCTGATTCGGGATCTGGCTCGAAACCTTCGACGGTTGCGCCTAGAGTAGCAGCCCATACGCTGAATGCTCCGACGTTTGCCCCGATGTCTATCCAATGTTCGCCTACTCGCGGTTCATGTCCTTTGCGCTTGTAGCCGCCTCTGCCTACAACTTCTTCTACCGCTTTACGGTCACTTGTCCCTTTACGAACATCGAATAGCAGACCTTTAATGTTCATGCGTTCTAACTGCATTTAAGTCGTCCTATTCTTGAGTTTTTTCTCTGCCAGTTCGGTAACACGTTGCGCTGCTCTCTGCGGTTCTTCTGCGGCGCAGCCACAGGCCCCGATACCGGCTTTCGTGTACCAGACAATCGTGAAGCGGTAACCATCTGGTCGCTCATTCACCAGCGGAGTTACGCCATGCCATAGATCCTGCCCATCAAAGATGGTGAGAGAGCCGTCAGGTATACCAAGATTTACGTCGTACTCCGGCAGATGAAGGGCACCACCGCCGATCCTGTTACGCAGGCACAGCATCGCTGAAATGGTGCCTTTGATGTTGGCGCTGTCACGATGGTACGGAAGTGCGGCAGTGTTATTTATGATGCCTGAAGTCCACCCGACTCCCGCGATTAACCAATCTGCATGAATAGATTCATCGACGAGTTCCTTATGCTGCTGCGCCTTCTCCGGCCATTCACGTTCTAGAACTTCCCACCACAGTTTCGTGAGTTTCTCAAGAATCCCGTAAGCCTGCGGATAGTCATTATTGAACTGAGCATACGAACATCCGTACCTTTGCCGAAGCGGTGAAGGCGCAGATGTACCAAAGGTTCTGTTTTCATAACGCATACCGTTCAGGCGTGACGCTCCCGTAACAGACTTGATGTTGTGCGGATCAGTCCATTTAGTTCCGTAATGGAGTTGTCTAGCCAGCCAGCGTCGATCATCTAACAGATCATCATCTAGCAGTATCTGTAAAGCCACAGTCTGATTAGTGTTCTCGTCTATCACTTTTACCGATTCACTCAATCCTTCAAGAATCGGCGCGTGGTGCTTACGATCTATCGGCTTCCACTCTTGGCGCGCTTTTCTAATCTCAAGCATGAGCAGCGCGAACCAGATAAGCGAACAGTTGACTGTTAGTTTCCAGACCTAAGGCGTTACGAACCTCAGTAATCATCGGCATTAGTGTCTCGTACTCTGCGTTATCGAAAGGCAGCACAATGCTCTTGATACCACGCGCTTCATAACCTTCAAGCCTTTCAGAAGCAGATAAAGCATCCGTCATCGTTCCCAGATGCCCTTCAACCTTGAAGATCAAGTCATCAAGATCTTCTGCGTCATATCCCGAACCCGCAATATCATCATCAAGTGAACGCAGAAGTTCCAGCAGAGCAGCCTCATTGTTAGAAGCCAACTCAGTTGTCCTGTTATCAACGAGCATAATGCGAATAGCGGCAGCATCATCAACATCAATAAACGCTGCTTGAATCTTCGACCAGCCCAACTGTCGTGCAGCGGCATATGTGTGATTACCAGCGACGATGTGATTAGTGGACTTCTGCACCAACACGGGGCGGTATTGCCCATGCACCATGAGCGATTCCCGAATCGCTTGCACATTTCCTTTCCGCACGTTCTGCGGGTGAGGAATAAGACTGTCAATAGAAACAACTTTGACGGAGGAATCAACAATCGACGGATCAGGCACCGCACACTCCCGTTACGTGTAGGGGTTCAGGGGAGGGGAGCAGGAAGGGTAGGACCGCTCACCCTCCCCTGAGACTATGGATATTACACCTTCTTGCTGTCGCGTGCCTGCTTCTGCTGCTCGCGTATTGCCTTAAACTGCCGCACATCACTTGCGCGGAACATTGCCTTGCGCTTCTCATGCCGGATCACGGTGAGAAGTTTCTTGTGCGTGATCTGCCGAAGATTATTCACAGTCACGCCAAGGATCGCAGCCGCCTCACCTGAGTCGATCTCCTCGTTAGCGCCGTCATCAAAATGAACAACGCTTGGCTCATCAAACGGATTAGTCACCACGGACTCCCATCAGTTTCGGGTTTCTTACTTTCATTCTTCTTCAACGGACGCGGCACAATCGCAATAACATCAGCACTAATCTCGGGAACGACATTCTGCTTGCCGTCCTTCTCGTACTCGCTGAAAGTCAACTTGCCGCTAACGGAAACCTTCGTTCCTTTGGTGATGTGTTCAGCCGCAGCCTCAGCATCAGCGCGCCAAGCAGTCACACGAAACCAGTTCGTGCGAATATCCTGCCACTCACCGTTGATTAACTTTCGCTCCGTGTTAGCAACGCGAAGCGTGCATACAGCCGTGCCGTCAGCGATAAAACGCAATTCAGGATCAGCGCCAACATTCCCAACGAGGCTTATTACAGGATCACCAGCCATTACCTTCTCCCGTCATTCGATATGTTCCGTCAGGAAGCAAAAACGCTTCGCCGCCGTCACCTAATATTACCGGAATATCTGCCGGATCACACCACGACGCCACGAGAAAACCTGCGCGTGTCGCAACCTCAGGATTTAAATGAACTGAATCAGTCCCAAGGTTATGACAGTAATGATGTAATGCAACTAGATTAGTTACTTCGTTCTTGCCGCCACGCGACTTCAACTTACGATGATGTAACGCGAATTGATCACGGCGAACTGGAACACCGCACATCTCGCAGTAACCACCGCACCGTTGCCAAACAGTTTCACGCAGTGCTGCCAGATTCATTAACGCTCCCGATCGTGATGAAACATCCCGTCTGTTCTCCGTACACTTTCTCAGCAGCCAGAACACAAACCTGCTCATCATCCACATAGGCAGCACCCGTCAGCCCATCCAATACGGCTCTAACCAACTTATCTATATCGGGTCTAACGAACGGGAGTTCTCGCTTCACCGTTTTAGGTTTCCGCATAACGAACGTCAAACCGACATATACGGCACCGTCACGCATCGGCACAGTTTCACGAGCCTTCGCGTAAATCATCGCTCGCCATGTTGCAAGATCAGCAGCGCGAGCATGAATCGCATGACCGTTAATGAACTTCAGCGAGCCTTGCGGTATCGGCGCACCCGGCACAAAGAAACGATCCATAACATTATGGTAGCGGTCAACGTGACAACATACGTTGCTAACGAGATGCGCCATAACGCTGACTCAAACGTAGGTTCCCCTGTCATGGCTGATGCCTTGTACGGATCGCCTCAAAATGATGCTGCTCCCGCCGCCCACGCGACGGCACTTTTGCTAACGCATCTCGTAAATCTGCACGGCAAACACCGCACGGAACCGTGTAATCCTCGCCCAAATAATCAATCCAACCGCGATAACACGGGTCTCCATGAGTGCAGACACAGTATTGCTTACCACAATGACGTTCCAGATTGTTTATCTCTACACGTTGCGCTTGCTGATATTTACGATGATCTCGCCAAGCCTTAACAAAGCCAGCAGGAGTGATCATCACATCTTGCAGCGTGCTGTAGTGACGCCGCGCAATATCCTGCGCGAACGATAACGTCATGCCCTGCGCCTCGTTACTAAACACATCATGCCAAGCAGCAACCTTGATCTCGTTAGGTGCGTGCCTGCCATCCAATTCGTTACAGTAAATCAGTAACGTTAAGACTTCCCGCTCGTTCATTGACCGATCTCCCTTCCGTTACCAAACTGATTCATTAGATGTTCGTACTGTTGCATTCGACGATCTCCAGCCGTTGCCGTCCTGCGTCCCGGTAGCAGCCCGTCATCCCACCTACCCTGATTCAGCCATGTAGCAGCATGAGCGGTGAACTGTGGATCGCGATTCGGATCATCCCTGTAACGCTTGGCACCGACAATGAGCACATCCACGCCAACTTCGGCTGCTGCCTTCCTGAATGACTTCACCGCCGCCTTCTTCGCGTCCGGTCTCGGGTAGGCAGACCAGAACTCATCAAAAGCGGCCCGTAAACGCGCCTCAGAGAGCCTAGGAGCCGCCGATACTAACTCGCCCTGAACCGGATCTTCTCGGACCGCCAAGCCGCCCTGCGTGAGTTCTTGTTGGTGTTCTGTTCTATGTTGTTCTGAAGAATGGTCTTCTGAAGAAGCCCCGGTCACCTGAGGGTCAGATTCTCCGACGGTCGGGTTCCCAGTCGGTCGGGTTTCCTGAACAGTTGGAGCATGACGCCATACGACGACAGTGCGTATTTCGCCATTCACCCTTTTCCGAGTGACTAACCGATAACCCAGATCAGTTAGTTCATTAAGACCAGCCTGTATCGCTACACGACCATCATGATCAGACTGTGACTCCAGCCACCGCATAGGCGCAGTCCACTCACCAGAATGAGACAACACCAGCGCGAGAATGCCACGCGCCTTGAAAGACAAACGCTTATCACGCAAAGCCACATTAGCGATCTGCGCAAAAGGCACAGATGGAACTCTTTGTATGCTCACTTTTACCCTTCCTGTTTAGTTAGTGATCGGTTGAACCGGGACAGCCCACTTCACCCGAACGGTCGTAAAACTGACAGTAGTCACGGCAGAAACGCGGATGATTATCAGCGGGAGGCAACTCGTCTACGTAAGACATAACGTCCTCCAGCCACTCCATCGCAGAAGCCGTTACCGATTGATCGTAAGGTTCCTGATGAATCCGAACATCGTTCTCGTTACCGTCACGGGCAAAAGCCACCAAAGCAACTTCCTCAACTTCATGCCCTGACTCAATCAGCATGGCCGCATATAAATGCACCTGCCAACGCTGCTGCTCGCTAGGGAACCGAGACAAGTTTTTCTTCGTAGTTGTTTTCCAGTCAATAACGATCTTTGCTTTTGGAATGAACAGATCGATATGACCCTTCAAGTGTGCGTACACACCGTCCGATTCAACTTCAACTTCTCGCAGCATGTCTCCGAACAGATCAATGCGAGAGATCTGTTGTTCAATCTTTTCGTGTATAGCGGTCCCCATGAACGCCGCCAAGGACAACGTATCTGGATTAGTTACTTCCTGTTCTTTCAGGCGGTACCACAACTTGCGCCTACAGCCACCAATCTCTGATGGCCCAATCTCTTTCTGACGGCTCCTCTCACCTTTCTCTCGCAGCAGTGAAGCCACTAATTCGGCGGTATCAAACATGATCACCCTTCCATAGACTTTCGGACGCTCGTCCCGATAGAACGAGCAATATCAATCTGAGTACGGATACGCGCAGCGTTAGCGCGTTCCGCTTTGACAACAGCCTCAGCGATAGACAAGGCATTCAGCAGCGACTCGCAGCGCAGCATTGTTTCGTCATCCACCTCTCCGACTGTTATCTTTCTGCCTGCATCTAACGCACGCTGTCGAATCTTCATGCGCCACTTAGCCGCCTCAATCTCGGAATCAGTCTTGGCTTTCATGTAGCCATGCTCTGCAGCAACTAGAACGTTATGTGAATCGTCAAGTTCTTTACTGAGAGCGAGAAGCCTCCGCTCTACCTGCATAGGAGTTATAACGTCAGTCACGGTAAACCTCCGGATCAGCGATGATCATGCAGGTTGCACACTTGCGGTAAGGAACCACCCAACCTCCGCATCCATGGCATCTGACAACCGGCTCACGCTTGCTCATGATTCACCAGCCTGTGTCTGACGGATAACGTTCAGGGCAGAGACAACCATGTCGCGCAGAGAATCACCGTTAGTACCGATGCAATCTTGCATTGCAGACTGTTCAATCTCGCGCCAAACCTCACGGAGAGTTTCCTCACTAGCAGCCTCCTGAATCATGTCCACATACACATCCAGCAAGTGATCGTGTTCAGTCAGATCGACAACCATTTCATCTGCGTAGTGATTTGGCTGGACAAGGCTGTGCCCAACAACATCTTTACGGGAACCGTTGTCATACAGGCTTAAACCAAATTGCGTACCAAGATTCACAGCAGCACGCTTCATGGCATCAGACTCCGCAGTCTTGATCGCCATGTCGTGAGCCTCGCCACGCGAACCCTGCGTAGACGAACCAACCGCAGCCTCCGTGTAGTAGCAGCCAAGATCATGCACCGTGAGGCGCAGTATCACCTTGTATCCCACACTCCACTTGCCGTTGACGTTCTCCTCAAATGCCAACTCAGCAGATTCCACGACAGAGGACCAACCACCGAACCCGAAGATGCGAATGAGATGCGCTCGCACATCCCACGCCTCCAGATACGACAGTTCGATACCCGCCTGCTTGCGTTTAGCAACGCGCCCTGCGCTGAGGTCTTTGAGCAAAACCTCATACTGCTCGTTAGTCAGACCAATCATTTCAGTAACCCTTCCGGCTAGTTAGCCAATTTTCGATTGTCGTTTCTTTCCACAATGGAGTTCTGCCGTATTGCTGATCCGGCTCGGGCATGTATCCCTTAGCACGCAACGATGTAAGTGTGCCGCGTGCATAACCAAGCCTTCGTTCAATTTCTTGTAATGTCAACAGCACTTCAACGTTACCCATTTTTTTTGATCCTTTTCGACGTGTCTCGGAACTCAACGGAATAACCTCGTCGCTTTGCCCGATACAGCGCACGCGACAATGATTCGGGCTTCATGTCTACTCGCATCGCAGCCAATAAAACATCTCCCCGATGTTCGTCCCACGTCCAAAGAAAATCATCCAGAACTTCCTTACAAGATCGCCCTCTCATTTGATTCCTCCGTTCTCAATCCAGCCAACCAACATCATTGTCAGCGGCAAACCAATAACAAACGTGAACTGTGCTAAACGCATACCGCGCTTGGTCAGCCTCATGAGTCTGCCCTCTGACCGCAGAGCGTCGCCAACTGCTGGAAGATTGCAGCCATGTACGCCCAATCCTTACCCGGCACAAGATCATTCGGTGTAAACAGATTGATCTGCCACGCCTTATCAAGATTGATTAGTTTTACGCAATGTTCGCCCAACTCGCTTGTTGTATTGCTATCTATGAAAACATCTAGATACATAACAGACCTACCCTTGTTTAACTGATGGACTCATCAGCAGCGTCATCTAACGCTGGACGCCTCACGGCGTTTCGTCCTGTTACTAGATTGTCCCCTCCTTGAGGCGACGCATTTCGTTTTTGTCATACGGGATGCACTCATGCGGCACTTCATCACCATCATTAGCCAATAAAGCCATGTTGCAGTAATCGCAGGTAATCCATCTATTTGGCATTGCTTATCTCCTTTTTAATCTGTACTGATCTGATAGATCGATTCAATACCTCTACCCGCAGAAGCAGTCAATGTGATCTTGGCTTTCATCATTCCTCCTTGTTGTAACAAGACAGACACATTCCATAGAGGATTGTGCTAGTTGGGGGATGATCCGCTCCACAATTAAGGCACGGATTGCCGCATTCGTTACAAACGGTGTCGTCTGTCCAGCAGATGTGTTCAGTCATGGCTACCGCCCCAAGTCCTGACCGACAGCCCACATATGCCACTGCTGCCAGAACTGAGCCAACTCATTCTCAGGATCGGCAGGAATGAACGGTGCACTATCAGCAGCACCGCAAGGCAGAGCCGCCCACTTACCCCACGGACGACAATCACACTTCATGCACCGATCTTCAGAACCGTAATAATGCTTCATTTAATTACCCTTTCTTTGTCACCTGTCTCATCAGCGGCAGGCGGTGAACCCTGCCGGACCCTCCCCGAAGGGAGGGTTTCGACTAACGTGCCAGCAGCGCGTAGGCACGATCCTTGATGCCGTCAACGCCACCCGTGAAGATGCGCTCTGCACGAACAACGTCCTTGTTGCCGTTCTTAGAACGCACCGGCTTGAACCAGTCGGCGTACTCAACAACAGTGTTGTACGCAGCCCACTTAGTGTTAGCCACGTTCTGCTGAGTTGGCGCGTTCCACAGACCGAACATCTCCGCACGCACCGCCTCTACGCGGTTCTCCTTGCGATCCGTCTTGACCTTCGGCTCCTTGACCAAAGACTCAAGGAAGGACTTGAACTCGGCGTCAGAGAACGGCTGCGACACAAGATCATCTACAGCCTTCTGGTATTCCTCGCTATAGTTGAACGCGATGCCAAGAGTCTCTCGCGCCTGAGCGATCTTGCCGCCCACATGCGTGGTGTGACGCACGTACCACGTTGACTGCGCTCGCGCCAAAGCAAGACGAACCGTGTTCGTGCACACGGGACGGATCGGTGTCACCGCAACCGTGAACGCGGTGCTGCCGTCATGAGAAGTGGTAGCCATGAGATACAGATCAACCGTGTCCTGACCACCAGCAAGCACGATGCTGTTCGGCATCTTGAGCGACATGAACACCTGACGGCCACCACGCAACGAGCCAGCCGTCTCAAACACAGCGCCCGACTCGTCAACCAGATGATTCAGGAAGTCGAACGCCTCGCTGTTCTGAATCACTTGGTACTGATTACCGACAACGCCAAGACCCTGCAGACCCAACTTCGGGTGATCGCGGTAGGTCATGAACTTGTCGGCAAGGCTGACCATCTGCACGCCGTCGTTGACAACGACCGGAACTTGCACCGGCTCCTCTGACTTCGTGACCTGCCAGTCAAGGTGAGCGAGTCGCAGCGCATCATCAGCGGTCTGCGCTCCGTCGGTGATGACGCCGAGGTTGTGCCAAGGAATCTCGCGGTTGCTGAAAAACGCGGCGGTGCCGTCAGCGAATGTTTCGATATTTGCAGGCATGTTCTTACCCTTCGATTGTTTGTCTGATGGACTCATCAGCACGGGACCAACCCGTGGACACCGCCGAAGCGGTGTTTCGTCCTAGGCGTTCACCAATTGCGCCGCCTCCTTAGCAACAACAACGGCGCTCGTAAACACGTCAGGAAACTCGATCCCCAAACGATCACAATTCAGGTAACGGTCTGACAAATACTTGATGACATACTCATCTAGATCGTTGTAAACATTGCTCATGACGCTGGTCGAACGCGACAACGGGTTACCCGGGTAGACACGCTCCGTAACGAAATCGTGGAAGGAGGCAAGCAGCGCGGTATCGTCATCTACACCGGCTGCAACGTACTGATCTGCGAAAAAGGCAACACGAGACCAGAACTTGCCGAACGCCTGATCATGAAGAATATCGGCCATATCCCAATGGCTGATTACCTCGGCACGCTTGCCGCCGTTATAGTGCGTGATGCCGTCCTGCAAACGTTGAAGAACTCGCTGCATGGTGTTCTTCTTCATCTCGTCACGCAGACTGTTCACCATGTAACGCCGCGCATCTTCACGCTTCTCCATCTCATCCTTGACGTAACGAACAACACGAACCTCGGCATCACGGTTCCAGCGGATTGTCGTTGAGCGATCCGAGAAGTGAACGACTGCGCACTTGTCCTTGCGCTCAACCCTGCAAACCATCGCGTTAACGTACTTCTGCGTGGGGCACGCAAGGATCAAGTCGCCTTCGCGCAGAGTGTCAACGGTAACTGTCATCGTTTCAGCAATCATTTCTTTCTACCCTTCGATTGTTTGTCTGATGGACTCATCAGCACGGGACCAACCCGTGGACGCCTCGCGGCGTTTCGTCCTAACGCTTGCTAGTTCTACGATCTGTCGGTGTAGTGAGGCATCAAGATGTCAAGCGTGAGGAACACTCCCGGAACAGCGGATGACTCGAAAGACACCTCGTGTTTGTGAAACGAGTCGATGTAGCGGGTCACGCCCAGAGAGTCATAGACGTTTATCATGCTCTCGTCCCAAGCGTTCAGGACTTCGACACAGCGGCTCATGCTGTCAACTGCTTGTTAATCCATCGCACCGTTGCCGCCGCGCTCTTGCACAGTCCCCGATACTCAGGGCCGAACTCCCTGACCATCAAAGCATCTGAGTAGAACTGCGCGTCTGCCCTCAACTCCCAAATCTCATCATCGTTCAACGCAACCCACGCATAAGAACCAGAAACCTTTTCAACATCTCGGTAGTCGATAATGTCGCGGCCCATTGAATCCATCAGGAACAGGTTCGGCACCTTGTAAATCGTGTTCATGTCGTACACCCTTCGTTGACCGACTTCATCGGCATCGCCATTCAGCGATGGACCGGAGCGAACTCCGGTTTCTGTCTAGGTCAATCGCACGCTATTGAGTTGAAAGCGTTCCTGCTTCCTTGCCGTTTTCCCGGCTTGGCCCTTGCGCGTCCCGGGGGACCTTCAAGGCTTCCAAGCGGGGTGCCTAGGAGAAGTATAGCCGCTTGAGGCGTCAAAACAACCATTTCCCAAAAATATTTTTTGACGAGCCGCGTACGCTCAAAAACGCCTAAAACCGCCCCAGACGGGCGATCTTGGCCGCCGACCCGATCACCTCGGTTCACCTCAGATCGGCCTCTCACGGCCCTTCACGGACCTTGGGCGTGGTCACATACCCCGCAAAAACCCGCCCCACATGCCAAACCGAACATCCAGTTTCTTAGCGTACTGATTGCACTCCACCCGAACCTCGCAGTTCTTACACACCCTGCGCGGTACAGCAGCGTCAGAAGTTGACTGCGGAAAAAACAACTCCGTATCCAGCCCACGGCAATTTGCCTTATCCATCCATTCGTAAGACACAACACACCCTTCCAGTTGGACACTCGCCCTTACCGGGATGCTAACGTGGTCAACCATGTGATCCCGTGAGATTCGGCCACATTCGCGCATCCGTGTTGCGCCGTCCCTGTCCCCAAGCGTCTGGACCAAAATGATTGAACACATCGCAGCAGCCGCATTTGCAATCTGTAACAACCCGCTCGCAAACCAACTACACAACGCAGGCTTCACCGGAAGATCACTCCCCATCGCATGGGCGATTGTTATGAGAGAATCCGGTGGCAATCCCAAATCTATTAGCCCCACACATGATTACGGCATGTTTCAACTAAACCGCGCCGCCTACCACAAAGCCGAATGGTGGGACAGCAAGAAACTTCTCACCCCCGGCTATAACGCAGCCGTCGCCTTCGACCTAACACAAGGTGGCAAGACCTTTTACCCGTGGGATATTTCCGGCAACGGCAAACACCTCAACCGTTACTCATCGAAAGCGACCTACAACAAGTTCAAAGGCTGGCTGATCAAGTTCCCTTGCTCAACCACGACCAATCACGCGACTCCATAGTGTGCTGCTGAAGTGCAGTGTAGTTTTTAGCGGCTTCACGCTTACGCGTCTTATAATCCAACAAGTCCTCAAGATGCGATACCCAATCTTCTGGTGTCACCGCGACCCTGCCAATCCCACTATCCGCGAGCCATTGGTACTCAGGGGTTGCTTGTGCCACAAACGGAATCCCCATCGCGGCATATTCAAGTCCCTTGATATTCGACTTCGCGTGATTAAACGGAATGTCATTTAAAGGCACAATCCCAATATCAAACGTGAACGCTTCTTGAAAGTATTGGAAGATCGGCATTTGCGGCGACGTAGTAACGCGGGACGGTACTACGCCAGCAAGATCAGCAAACGGCGGGTAATCCAAACGATCACCAGAATGATGAAACATAAGATCATGTTTCACGAGAAACTCTGGCAGCCACCAACGCAACGTTTCAACATCCTCTGAACGCCACGGAATCGCACCCACCCAGCCAAGAACAGGATTCGGTACGTTCCGAACTTTCCGTTTCTCAAAGAAACGCAAGTCAATCCCGTTACGCACTAGACGAACGTCAGGATGCGTCTGCGAGTAATAGTCATACAGAAACGGTGTGCTAACAGAAACAATGTCGCACGCTTCAACAACATCCCTAAAGAACTCACGGTTCATTAGTTTGTTATGTGACGGGTCCGTAAACTTGTACGCCACATTCGACGGAGCCAAACCATCATAGAAATCGTCAACATCCACGACAACACGTTGACCCGCGTCCTGCGCTAGTCGTATCTGATGCGTTGTATTACGACCCATAAGAGCCTTTAACACAATCGTGTCGAACCCAAATGATGCGCGTTGCGCACCATGCCTTATCCCAAAACCCGTTTCCGCTTCCCACGCAGGAATCCCCATCAACGTTCCCGTATCCGTAATCGTGGACATAGGAAGAAACTGTCTGTAAAACGAGCAACCACCGGGGATCGGCGGGGAAACAGAAGTGTTTAAGTCGTAGGTAATGAAACCTACGCTCACTTTGGGCGCACGCCGTTCTTGTCAATGTGCAGACGAGCGACTACCTCGTCAACGTCTTTCTGTGTGGTGTCACGCTTCGCACCGTTCTTGTGGTCCCAAGCCTGACTGAGTTCGTTGTGCATCTCGTCCACCTTCCCCCACGCATACCCGTTACTAATGACATGATGCCCGTCTGCCGTAACGTAACGAGCCAAGATACGCTTTAACGTATCAGTCTCAGCCTTCGTCATGTGCTGCTTGTCATCAGCCTTCAAAACATCGTAACGAACGTCGCACGCCGTCCCGCTCGCATGATTCGAAAACCCATCAGCAGCGCGAGCCTGACGGTAATTCCACCCATCAACCGGACCCTTATCCAGTTTCAATCGGGCAGGCATCTCCTCGTTCCAGTCAGCAAGAAATGCAGCAAATAGTGCAGCACATCCTTTAGCCAACCGGATCGACCGCTTCGTGCCCGGAATCGTGATAGTTCGCAACCGCACGGGGGCAAGAGCCGGGGTAATCGCAGGCCACCCATTCAGGCTAGTTCCCATCAGTCAACCCATAGCGAGCATTACGACGATTCAAAGCCGTATACACAACCGGCAGGAAAGCAGCGACAGCAGACGACACAACACCCTTCCAACCATCCACCGACAGATCAAACAGGCTCGCACCAGTAGCAAGATACGCGGCAATCAGACACGACACAAAAGCACACACATAATCCGCTACCACTTTACTTACGGTAGTCATCAGTTCTCCTCACATGCTCATCAAACCTACCAAAAAGGTTTGACAGTTCTTTCTCAATAACATCTTGACGTGTATCTATTTTTTCCACTCTAGTAGCAATTCTATCAACCGCGTCACGCAAACTACTACCAGAGTTAGGCTGAGTTTCAGATTGAAGCAAATCTAGTTTCTTTTCAATCTTCCGAGCCACCATGTAACCGCCGCCAATAATTGCGGCACACGCACTAACCAAATACAAAACGTTAGTAATGTTGGCGATCCACTCCACGGACAAGCCCTTTCGCTTTAACGGCCCGTCGCCTAAGAAACTGTGATCGTCTTTACAGCATTATTCTGATACACGCGGAACGTGTTTAGATCACTTCTGTACCAAATCATACCGTTTACTAAAACTACAGGATCAGCCGTAACCACAGGAGCCATAAAACGCTGCGACGTTTCAAGTTTCCGCACACGAGACTCAAGTTCGTTAAACATCACCCGCAGAATCGGCGGCAAGTTGATAACAGACACGATGCTCCTAGTTAGTGGTCACAACGAAAGAGAACACAATACGTTCCGGTCCAGCATCGCCCACCTGAACCTCGTACTTAGCGAGCCTACGAACAACATCAAGCGTCGTCGGGAACCTGTCATCAGTAATACGAATACGGAAATCGTCACCAGTCTTAAACGCACCCAGAATCGGATCGTTATATGCAGCCGTAATTACTTCCATCACTACAACAGGATTCTTCTTCGCGTTCAACTGCGCCAACGTCAACTGACCCAACAACGTTGAATCCGAATAATCCGTGTACGACACCGAATCTTCCAGCGTAGCGAAACCCGCTGTAAGGCTTGCAGAATCCGACTGAGTGCTAATAAGTTTGCCGTCAGCCTGCCCCGCACCAAGCCCATACATAGTGTTAGCCACAGTAGATCCATCTTCAGGATAGGTGTAGGCAATAATGTTTCCGGGGAACTCCAACACCGGATCGTTAGCATCATCAATGCCGTACACGTTGCCGCGACGCGGATACTCAGTATTCAACGTTTTAATAATGTTGTATGACGAATCATACGAAACTTCAATGTTCCAATCGAAACCCGTTGTTGAACGAGACAACTCATACACGGCTTCAGTAACCGGCTTATAGTCATACGCACGATACGT